GACCAAAGCAAACACATCAGTTACGACTGAGAATGGCATCTCAGAGGTTCGCCTACATGGAAACCTGATCGCTAAGGTGGGCGATGATTTCGTAACCGTATTTGATGGCGGTTGGCAGTCTACCACGACAAAATCACGTTTGAATGCAATCATCAACGAATTCTGTAATGCATTCACAGATGGTGTCTTTCAAAAGGATTTTCAGTGGTTCATTCGTGATAACAAAGTCAACCATGATTTTGTGAACGGTTACACCTTCTGTGAGTACGCCTAAGTTTCACACAGTGAAGCGATTAATCAACTCTAATCGCTTCATCATTCATTCACCCTATCTAATACTATGGACGACCTACTTTCAGAAATCATGGATTCACCAGGTGAGATCTTTGACATTCCCGAACTTCGTGAGCTAGAGGAGGAAGAGAAGTTCAACGTGGAAAGCTTCATTAACTCCAACATCGACTACTAAGTAACACCAACTCAAACAACACTAACTAACAATCAAATGGCAGTATTCTCAATGTGCAGTGACATCGCAACCCAGTCAATCCGTTGGGTAGAGCGTAACACCAAGACAGACATTCAGCCACCTCTGGGTCAACTCTTTCCCTCTGAAGCTTCATTCTTTGCAGGTGTCTGTGCTGATAAGTATCAGCAGGAAGCATTAGATAAGATCCCTACATTTGAATAACATAGAGGGGGCTACATTGCCCCCTTATTTGACAGTTAAGGGCGGCGCGGTTGTTGTTAATTAAGGCGGCGATGGCCCCCCCCCGTTATTAAAACGCCTAACTACCCTAGTCTACAAAGTGTTACCCAAGCGAGCTTTATATTACACGAAATACTTTTTAGAAAACCCCGACTCCATATATAATCGATAAGGGAAATACGTTGTATGAAAAAAAATTCTGGGCCAGTTTATTTGACCGTAGAGATCGATCCTGTAACTCATGATTATATGATATTACTTCCTGAGTATTTGGTGAATGATATGGGATGGTATGACGGGACGTGTCTCATAGCGAATAGCGACGGGAATGACATTGTATTAGAGACTGGAGAGGACTGCCCAGTCGATGATTGACAGACGCTATATAATACGTTAGAATAACTGAGTTCATCATTTCAGATTATGGCGAAAGGATTTACAATTAAGGCGAAAGCGCCAGCGAAGAAAGCATCTGGTCCAGAGTGGGACTACGATAAAGCTAAAGAGATGATCAAAGGTAAGACAGTAGTATTCTGTCTACCTGGTCGAGGGGTATCATATACATATCTAAAAAACTTTGTACAACTCTGTTTTGATTTGGTGCAAGCAGGAGCGAGTATTCAGATCAGTCAGGACTATTCCTCCATGGTAAACTTTGCAAGATGCAAGTGTCTTGGAGCGAATGTCCTCAGGGGACCTGACCAGATTCCCTGGGATGGTAAGTTGAAGTATGATTATCAATTATGGATTGATAGTGATATTGTATTCAACACTGAGAAGTTCTATCAGTTGGTTCTAATGGACCAAGACATTGCTTCTGGTTGGTATTGCACAGAAGATGGAAAGACCACCTCTGTGGCGCACTGGCTAGAGGAAGAGGACTTTGCCAACAATGGTGGGGTGATGAATCATGAGACACTTGACACGATGGCCAAGCGCAATCAACCATTCACAGTTGACTATGCAGGTTTCGGATGGATCCTAATCAAGCATGGAGTCTTTGAGAATAATGAATTAAAGTATCCATGGTTTGCTCCGAAGATGCAAGTCTTTGATAGTGGTGCGGTACAGGATATGTGTGGAGAGGATGTATCATTCTGTCTTGATGCGAAGGAAGCAGGATATGAGATCTTCTGTGATCCTCGTATCAGGGTAGGTCACGAAAAAACTCGCGTTATCTAAGGAGGTCGCAATGGCTAGAAAGAACAAGACTTATTATTACAATGTCTACCGTGGCTCGGAACTACTTCACGAAGAACTTACCGAGACTGAATTCATGGATCAGATGGAATTCTATGCCCATGAATATTATATGACACAGGATCCTTCAATGAATCCTGCAAACTACCGTCACGAAATGAAGCAATTATTAGAGGAGTGAATTAATTATGGCAGTACGTTCAAAAATGGGTATCAGCAAAGATGGCTGGGTGCCTGGTAAACCCAAAAGAACTCGTCAGGGTTCTGGTAAGAACACAAAATACGCGGCGTCGTCCCGAAACTCGGCTCGTAAGATGTATAGGGGTCAGGGAAGGGGTTAAATAGGTGAAGATGCATTAAGTCATTATGGCATGTTTGATTGCTAATCTTCCCTCACAAGAAGTATGGGTTCGTAAAGAATATCTCACCGATCACCAAAGTGGTCATGGTGAATTTGTAAAGGGCGTCTGGGTATCGGTTAAATCGATTCCTGGGCGTGCTTTTTATTTTGAGACATATCTACCAGAATATGCCGCAATGTACGATAAATTGCCTATCAGTGCCTTTGTAGCAGACCCTGAGACTCCAAGTCCAGACATGAACCTACCAAACCTTCAGTTTTGGAACTGTATGGATTATGGAGTTGTCTCAGTAGATAAGAAATTTATTGGCTCAATGGACTTTGAATGCTATACAAGGGACTTTGGAAATGTAAAAGGCACCTATGTCTGTACCATTGATAACTATCATCATGATCCAGACTATGTTGATTGGGCAACAAGTGAAAATCCTGCCGAACATAAGTCTCATAACCTAATTGAACTTGAAAATGGACAGTATGCATTGTATCCAAACAATAGATTGCGTATTTTTGACAATAGTTTGACACCTGTCGAACCAAAAATGCCTGATTTTAAAGTTTCGACTCAATATTACCAAGTTGAAAACGGATTTGAACGACTTGGAATGGGACGTGAGGATGAATATTTTTGGAAGACAGCACAAGAACGTGAAAATTTATCAGAATATCCTGATGAGGGTATAAATACATAAAGTTCATGGTCTATAAATGGCAACACAGCGAGTTTCAAGGGCATTTAAGGACATTTCCTTGTCTTTCGAGGCTCATCCTGTCACAAAAGATCTGCCTATATTAAAAAATGAAAGAGCGATTCAAAGAGCTGTTCGTAATTTAGTGCAGACACAGTTCACTGAAAGGTTTTTTGACTCTGATATCGGTTCATCCGTAGCTGATTTGTTGTTTGAGTTTGTTGACTTCGGAAGTTCTTCTCAAATTCAAGAAGAAATCAAGTTAACTATTGAACAGTATGAACCCAGAGTTAATAATATCATTGTAAACGTGAGGCCTGCGCCTGATAGAAATGAATTTGAATGTGTTATAGCATATGATATTGTTGGATTGAATACCCCAACACAAGAATTTTCCTTCGTATTAGAGGCAACCAGATAAAATGCCATTCACAAAGTACGCAAATTTAGATTTTGATCAGATAAGGGATCAAATTAAAGATTATCTAAGAGCAAGTTCGGATTTTTCTGACTTTGATTTTGAAGGATCAAACTTTTCCGTGTTAATTGATACTCTTGCTTATAATACTTACATCAGTTCGTTCAATGCGAACATGGTTGTCAATGAATCTTTCATTGAATCCGCAGCATTAAGAGAGAATGTTGTTTCTTTAGCGCGAAATATTGGATATACTCCGCGTTCACGCACATCATCTAAATCAAAAGTATCATTTTCCGTAAAATTTTCTGGTTCAAGCCAAACGGTAACATTAAAAGCGGGATTAGTTTGTGTAGGAAATACCAAAAACACTAGTTTTGTATTTTCCATTCCAGAAGATATTACTGCAATAGCACCATTAGACAATGCATTAGATAATCAGATTGGTGCAAGGACTGCAATCTTCTCTGACATTGATGTGTATGAAGGTTCATATGCAATTAAGAAATTTAATGTTGAGCAATCTTTAGATCAAAGATATATTATTAACAATTCTTCTGTTGACACCAGCACACTCAAGGTAAGAGTCAAAGGTCCACAAGATCAAGGCATTGGTAATGAATTCGTAAGATCTGATGCTATTTTTAAAATTACTTCTCAATCAGAAATTTACTTCTTACAAGAAGTAAAAGATGAACAATACGAACTATTATTTGGCGATGGTGTCATTGGTAAGAAGTTAGAAACGGGAAGTCAAATTGTTGCATCTTACATTGTAACTAATGGCATCGATGGAAATGGAGTTTCAAATTTTAGTTTCTCTGGTGTTCTAAGAGGAGGTTCAGATGAAAGAATTTCTCCTTCTAGTAGTATAGTAGTGACGACTAGCCAGAAGGCGCAAGGAGGCACTGATATTGAATCAATACAGTCTATTAAGTACTTTGCTCCTAGAACATACTCATCACAGTACAGGGCGGTTACGGCTGGTGATTACGAAGCAATTGTAAAGCAAGTGTTTCCTGATGCAGAGTCCGTTTCTGTAGTTGGTGGTGAAGAAATGACACCTCCAAGATTTGGAGAGGTTGAAATTTCAATCAAACCAAAAAATGATTATTTTGTATCTGATTTCAATAAAGGAATAATCTTAGGTAGACTTAAGGATTATGCAGTTGCTGGAATCAAACAAAGTATTGTAGATCTTGAAATTTTATATGTAGAATTAGATATTTTTGTTTATTACAATGGAAGTAAAGTTTCTAGTTTAGAAAATTTAAAGAGTGCTGTTACATCTACATTATCAGAATTTTCAAGATCTGAAGATCTTAATAATTTTGGTGGCCGATTTAAATATAGTAAACTACTAAACGTAATTGATTCTACAGATACTGCTATTACTTCTAATATTACAAAAGTGAAAATTAGAAGAAACATGAGAACTGTTATTAATAATCCATCTCAATATGAGTTGTGCTTTGGTAATAAGTTTCATGTAAATCCAACTGGGGCAAATATTAAGTCAACAGGATTTAATGTTGCTGGTATTTCCAATGTTCTTTATATGACAGATACACCATCTACTATTGATGATACTGGTATTATTTCATTTATTGCAATTGATGAAAATGGTGTCTCCTCTGTAAAAGTACAGAACGCTGGGGTTGTTAATTACACAACTGGAGAAATTAATATCTTTACGATCAATATCGTTAATACTGTTCTTCTAAATGGAATTATTGAAGTACAAGCATTCCCAGAAAGCAATGATGTTATTGGATTGGAAAATTTATATGTCGAATTGTCAATCGATAAAAGCACGATAAATATGGTGAAGGATACAATTACTTCTGGTGAACAAGTTTCGGGAATTGGATTCCCAGTTACTTCAAGTTACTCAAACGGCAAATTAACAAGGTAAGATGATAGAAACTGGATTTGATACAAGAGTAAAAGTCAATCAAATTATAGAAAGTCAATTACCGTCTTATGTTTCAGTAGAAACACCAAAGGCGATTGATTTTCTCAAGCAGTATTATAAATCACAAGAGTCTCAGGGCTCTCCTGCAGATCTAATTGATAATTTAGATCAATATTTAAAATTTGATAATATGACCCCAGAAGTAGTTTCTGGGATCACTACTCTGACATCAGATGTGTCTAGTAGTGATACAGTTGTTAATGTTCTATCCACAAAAGGATATCCAAATAAAGACGGTATATTTCAACTTAATGATGAGATAATTTATTACAGTGGAATCACAACCAATTCATTCACGGGTTGTGTTCGTGGATTTAGTGGTATCAGTGAATATAATGATGGTGAGGTTATATTTAACGATACAACCGCCAAAGATCATACTATAGGGATTGGTGTAACTAACCTTAGTACACTATTTTTACGAGAATATTTTAAAAATTTAAAAGTATTATATGCACCTGGATTTGAGAATGAATCTTTTGATGCTGATGTAAATGTAAACAACTTAGTTAAAAATTTAAAGTCATTCTATCAGTCCAAGGGTACTGCTGAGTCAATCAATACTCTGATATCAATATTATTTGGGCAGAGTTCAAAAGTTAAAAAGCAATCAGAGTTTTTACTTGAACCATCTGAAGCATCTTTCAGAAGAAGATTAGTATTACTAGTTGAAAAGGTTGATGGTGGAGATCCGATCAAATTATCTGGACAGACATTATTCCAGGATAGTAATAGTAATAATTCAAATATTAATGGTGCTTCAGCTCCTATCTCTGAAGTAGAGGCAACTATTAGAGGTGGAGTTACATATTATACGATCTACCTATTCCAAAGGTATCAAGAACCATCTACTGGTTTTGATGGTAATTTCTCCATAACACCAAGTTCAAAAACCATTGGGGATACTCTCATTGGAGATAATGTAATTGCGGTAGATAGTACAATTGGATTCCCCAAGAGTGGCGTTTTAAGAAATGGTAGTGATGTCATTACATATACTGATAAAACTATTAATCAATTCTTAGGTTGCTCTGGTATTGATGCAAACATTGCACCTGCTACAAATATAAGAACTAATGATGTTGTATATGCATATACAACTGATACCAGTGAAAAGGTAGAACTTAGGCTAACTGGTGTAATTTCAGAATTTGATAAGCAGGAAAATGTTTATAATTCAAATATAGGTGAAGTTTATGGAACTAAGTCAATTGGGCAAAAGATTCTAAATCCTCCATCTAATAAAACTTACGAACAAATTTCATTTAACTCTTGGAAGTATAATACTGCATCAAGTATAAAAGTTGAAAGTTTTAATGGTTCTGTATTTGTTCTAGAAAGAAGTTTGGATGATGCATATCTTCGTGATGGTGATAATGTAGAAATTGTCAATAGAGGAGATCTTGATGTTGTTGTTGGATTGACCACAGTCGCAATCACTGGTGATAAGCAAGTTGTATTATCTGGTGGTAATATTTCTGATTTAGTACAGGGTAGAGAATATGATATTAGAAGACAAATTAAAAAGGCATCTAGTACTGGTATTGAGCTGAGTTATGGCAATAATGCTCTAGTATCAAATGTGTTGAACACATATATTGAAAAAGATCGTAGCAATCTTTATGTTGCATCAAACTCTTTACCTGATTATAGTATTAATCTAAATCAAGTTCAGGTTTCAATTGCTCAAGCATCAGTATCTTCTGGAACTATTGATGATCAAGATAGTCTTGGTACTTATAATAATATTTCATTTTCAGATACTGTTCCCTTTATAACTGGCGATGAGATAGTTTATTCTGCTGGAACTGCAACTGGTCCAATTAAAGGTTTGGAGTTTGGTAGAAGCTATTTTGTTGACGTTCAATCACCAAACAATAAAATTAAACTTTATGTTGCTAGATCCTTTATTGATAGCGGTAATAATATAAAATTAAATGCTCCTGAGGATGAAAATACTGGATCTCACTTCTTCTCATTAGCAGAGCAAGTCGATAAGAAGATTTCACCACAAAAGGTTCTTAAGAAATTTACATTGAATAGATTATTAGATACTGGTAGTGAAACTAGTACAATTGCTGGAGCTTCTGGTATTCTTAAAAATGGTGTAGAAATCACAAACTACAAAATTGAAGATAAAATATTCTTTGGACCAGTTGAAGGAATTAATGTTTTTAACTCTGGATCTGGTTATGATGTAGTCAATCCACCAAAATGTACTGTTTCAGATTCAGACAATTCTGGAGATACTGCATTAGTAAATGTTGCCGTAACAGGAACTCTCAAAAATATTCTTATTGATCCACAAGACTTTGATATTGATAAAGTTATAAACATCAGTGTAAGTGGTGGTAATGGATTTGGGGCCTTAGTTGAACCAATTGTAATTGATCAATTTAGAGAAGTTGGATTTAATGGTAAAAATGCTTCTGATGGTGGTGGCGTCTCTGTTTATGGTGATTTTATTAGATCAGTTAATAATCATAATTTTGGAAATGGTCAAGAAATTGTTTATGATCCAAATGGTAATAAATCTTTAGGAGTTACTGGATTTGGAGAAACTAATGTTACTGGTAATTTCTTAGAAACTGGTGGTAAATACTTTACCGAAGTTCTCAATCCAGTATCTTTTAGGTTATATTACAATCTATCAGATTATAATAGTGGTATAAACACGGTTGGTTTTAGTACTGGTAATAATAGTGGTGGTTTACATAAATTTAGAAATGCAAAACCAACCAAGCAATTAACTGGTGTTAATGTTCTAGATGGTGGGTCTGGATATGAAAATAGACAAGTTGCCATTCAAACAACAGGTATTTCAACATCCAATAATTCATTCACATTTAAAAATCATGGTTATTCTACAGGTGAGTTAATTGCATATAGTACTACTGGTGATAAAATTCCAGATTTATCAATATCTAATCAGTATTATGTTATCAAGGTAGATGATAATAGTTTCAGAATTGCAGATGCTGGTATTGCAGGAACTAGTAATACCAATTTTAATAGAGGACTGACTGAAAAAATTACTGGGATTGGAACTGGTCTTCATGTATTCAATTATCCAGCAATCACAGTTGATGTTTCAGTATCCATTGCAAATACCGTGGGTGTGATAACAGCTACTCCTATTGTAACAGGTAACATAAAAGATACTCTTCTTTATGAAGGTGGAACATCATATGGATCTAAAGTTCTAAACTTTCACAATAGACCAGCTGTAAATATTACTACAGGAACTGGAGCAGAATTTAGAGCGGTAATTTCTGATAAAAAGATTATTGATATTCTAGTAACACAACCAGGAAACAACTATTTTTCTCCACCTGATATTAGTGTGATTAGTGAATCTGGAAGTGGTTGTGTTGCGAGAGCAATTGTTAATGCAAGTGGTCAGATTACAGATGTAGTTGTGATCACAACTGGTAATAATTATATCGCTTCAGATACTAAAGTTGTTCCAGTATCAAGAGGAAGTGGAGCAGTTCTACGTTCATCCATTAGAAGTTTAACTCTTAACAGCAGAGCAAGATTTAAAGATTATAATGGTGAGGCTATAATTGATAAAGGTGAAAATGGTTTACAATATGCTGTTGTTGGGTATAGTCCAAAATTACAGACAGATTTTCAAGATACTGATAATACCAAACACTCACCACTAATTGGATGGGCATATGACGGAAATCCAATTTATGGATGTTTTGGTTATACAGATTCAAATGATGAAACTTCTGCCATTAAACTAATTGAATCTGGTTATGTTATCAATATCAGTAATGTCTTCAATAGACCAACTGGATTTGAATCTGGATTATTTGTTGATGATTATTTGTTTACTGATGCTGGTGACTTAGATAAGCACAATGGTAGATTTACAAAAACACCAGAATTTCCAAACGGAATTTATGCATACTTTGCAACTTTAAAGCTAGATCCACTAACTGGAGATCTAGCATCTAGTTTCCCATATTTTATGGGTGATTCATATAGATCCAATGTTATTGAAGAAAATATTGCAGGATCTTCAGATTCAATAACTCAAGATTTTGATTTTATTGGAAATGAATTAATTAGAAATACTTTCCCATACAACGTTTCAGAAATTGGTGCTGGTTATAATTTCTTTACTCAACCTTATGATTTTGATTCTCAAAGGGTTGTTGTAAAGTCAAGATCAACGGGTGGATTAGATAGTATTTCTATTGTTAAGAAAGGAATTAACTATCAAATTGGTGATGATATTATATTTGATAATAGTCAGACATCTGGTGGAGCAGCATCTGTTCAAGTGTCAGAAGTTACTGGAGACACTGTTGTTAGTATAACAAAAGAATTTTTAACATATGATAAATTTGTATTTGAAACTATTAATGGAAATCAAGCAGCTGGATTCATTTCAACATATCATGATTTAGAAGCAGGAAATACTATTAAAATTTCTGGTCTATCAACTTATGTTGCTAATTTGTCAGGTGATGCTAATATTGGAGTTCCAATTGACGACTTTAGTTTAACTGACAACGTAGTAGCAGAGTCTGTTGGTGGTATGGCCACAGATCTACCAATCTCAAATATCCCAGAGTTTTTGAGACCAAATTCTGAAATTGAAATTAATGATGAGACTCTTACAGTTCTTAATGTCTATAGACCATTATCCATTTCTGGTAAATTTAATAATATCATTAGAGCAGTAAGAGGAACCTCTGGATCTGGTCATACTGTTGGATCTGCTGTAACAGCAAAATCTAGTCAAATAATATTTGATTTTAATGGTCCAACTTTAGATTCCAAAGTAAATGATATTGTATATTTCAACCCCAAAGAAGCCGTCGGATTTGGAACTACTTTAGGTATATCGATTGATACAGATTATGTTATTGGTGGTGCAACAACTGATAGAAGTATTCCAACATATTCAATCTATCTTGAAGATCATCCATTTACAGATAATCAACCAATTAAGATTATAAAACCAGCAGCTGGCAATGCTATTTCAGTATCTACAGTTGGTGCTGCATATACTTTCACTCTTCCTTTAACTGGAAATGAGCAACTAGTATATGCTGTCAATAAAGGTCCAAATATTATCGGTATTAAAACAACTTTAGATGCTGCAGAAATCAATTTCCGTTCTTGTGATACGAATGATTATCAATATCAAATCACATCAACATATAAGCAGGTAACTGGTAGAGTAGAAAGATTATCTGCAAGAGTATCAACAGCATCTTCTCATGGTCTTCAAAAAGATGATCAAGTTAGATTTAATGTAAAACCAAATTTAACAGTCGGTATTGGAACATCAACAGAAGTAAGAGTTCTATTTAATGAATTCACTCAAAATACTGTTATTGATCCCATTGGTTTTAGTTCAGCTTCAGTTGGTCTTTCAAGTTCCAAATTCATCATTCCCAGTCATGGTTTAGTTACTGGTGACTTAGTATTCTATGATGCGAATGAAACAACTGGTATTGATACTGGAAAATACTTCGTATTTTCTGATGATCCAGATACATTCTCATTTGCAGAAACTAAAACTGACCTTCTGGGACAAACTATTAGATTAGTTACCTTTACTAAAGTTGGTGGAACTTCTCATTCAATATCTAAAGTAAACCCACAAATAAAAGTAACAAGAAATAATAATATTAAATTTGATATATCAGATAGTTCCCTGTCTGGTTATAATTTTAGAATTTTCTATGATTCCAATTATAGAAATGAACTTGTAGGAACTGGAAGTTCTGAGGCATTTGAGATAACTGGAATTGGAACTGTTGGAATGGGAACTGCCAGCGTTACTATTCAGTTTAACGAATATTTACCAGAGCAACTATATTATAACTTAGAAAAAACTTCAAATAATACTCTTGTAGAATCTGATATTTCAGTAGATAATTTCTCAAGAATTCTATATGTTGATAGTATCTATTCTAAAAATGTGAATGTCGTTGGATTAGGAACTATAGTTACAACATTCTTGGTCAATCTTCCAGAAAAACCTGAAAAAGATTCTTATACTGTTTCTGAAGTTGATCAGTTAGAATATTTTACAAAATCATCTACAGCCTTTGGTGGAATTTCTAAACTTAAAATCCTATCTAAAGGAACTAATTATGATAAACTTCCTGGAATAACAACGATTACCTCAAAACTAGGAGTTAATGCTGAAATTGTTCCCAAATCAACCAATATTGGTATATTGGATAGAACTGTAGTTGAGAAACCTGGATTTGACTTTTCTGTTGATAAAACTTTAAAACCAGTAGCTGATATTCCAGCAATACATGAAGTTACAAATTACTTTTCTACTGGTAATGTTTCCCGAGTCTATGGCGGAAGAAACTTTATTACTGCTCCAAATCTAGTTCTTGTAAATTCATCAAATAATACTTTAGTTGATGAGGTAGTTCTCATTGCAGAATTAAACGCTGGAAGTATTGATAAAGTAGTTGTTGTAAATCCTGGAAGTGGTCTTCAGGGTGTTGGTCACAGTGTTTACAGTTTAATTAATGATAATGGTTTAAGTATTACTAAGGCTGATAGTGTTCAAACTGGAATTATGACTTTGACTGTTGTAACTCCCGTATTAGGATTCTCAACAAGTCCATTACAAGCAGGCGATGAAGTATTTGTTGATGGTATTCAGGAATATACTGGAGAAGGAGATGGATTTAATTCTAAAAATTATGGATTTAGATTCTTTGAGGTAACTGCATTTAATGGTGGTATCAACCCTGCTCAAGTTACAATTGACTTAAGTGGAATCGGCACAGGAGCTCCTGGAGTCGCTGTTACTGATGTTAATTTTGGATCTATCATTAAGAAAGAATCTTATCCAACATTCTCCGTAGATATCGTTAGTAAAGATTTTATTGATAATGAATCTCTATTATTAGTAAATGAAGCAGGTAATACAACCAAAACTACCCTAAAAGTAGAATCTTTTGACAGGTCAACTCTCAAAACTAGAGGTGATCTAAAAGTAAATGTTGGTGATGTACTTCTTGGTTCAGTTTCTGGATCTAGAGCAACTGTTGTAGAAACTAAATCTTTTGATGGATTTTTTGATGTTGGGTATGGATCTACAATTAACTTCGGTTGGTTGACAAATAAAGGAGTCTTAAATGATGATACTCAAGTTATATCAGATAATGATTATTATCAAAAATTAGCATATAGTATTAAGAGTCCTGTTAAATTTAATGATTTGATTGGTCCAGTCAATCGTTTGGCACATATTTCAGGTACAAAGAATTTTTCTGATACTGAAATAACTTCAGTAGCTGTTGCTTCTACTAATTTTATTGATCAAGATGCTTCACAATCCATAGTTATTGACGTGTTCTCCGAATCAGATGTAACAACTAATAATTTCTTTGATTTTGCAGTTGATACTGATGTTGAACAGAGTGTAACTAATTTTAGTCAACTTTCTACAAATTCAATTAAATTTGGAACTAAAAAACTCACCAACTTTATTGAATGTTTAACTAATAGAGTTCTGAGTATTGATGATATCAGTGGATCATTCATTGATAGAGAAAACTTAGTTGGTAATTTTAAAGATATTATAAATTACCCCAGTGGAACAGGATATTCTAGATTTACAATTGTAGTAACTGACGTTGTTGATCAAACATCATTTCAAATTTATGATTTAATTGTTATTTCTGATGGTAATGATAATACATTCCTATTAGAAAAAGCGAATATTAAATCTAATGCCCAACAACAAGTAGATCTTGAAAGTGAAAAAGAAAGTCTAGGAGAGTTTACTACAGAATTTATTCAGTTAAATGGAACAATTGCTCTAAGATTTACTCCATCAAATCAGGCAAAAACTTATGATATAAAAGCTTTCCGTCAATTATTTGATTCAAGAAGCAGTGGTATTGGAACCAACATTATTGGTGATACAAATATAATAGGATTAACAACTGTAATTGGAGCTGGATCTACAGATCAAATTGTTGGACTTGCTAGTAGCGAATTCAATTCAATCTTTGCATATGTTGAAGTTACAGATAATACAACTTCTGAAAGAGAATATGCAGAAATAACTGTTCTTCATGATGG